AGACAAGAAAACGTTTTTATACTACTTTCAACTTAAAAGCAGCTTAGACATTACCCACATCCTTCCTACGTATATACACCCTACAACACAAGTCCACACGCATTTTTATAATACGTATTCTTCGCGACTTGACATAAACCGCATTATACCGCTAGTTAAACACTACCAACGTTGTGAAGCCATATTTGAGCAAGTAAAAGATCATTGTGTAACTCTAATTCGTAAAACAAATGATGTCTTAGCATATTCATTTCTATTTATTGAAAAAAACGGCATCAAAATAGATGAAACATTATTTAAACAATACTTTAAACCTACAAATGAGTCATTTAGCATTAAAGACGGTAAGATTTATACACAATATAACTTACATACTACAACCGGACGCCCCTCAAATAGTTTTAACGGCGTTAATTTCGCGGCTCTAAACAAAGACAACGGCTGCCGACAAGCATTCATACCGGAACATGATCGATTTATGGAAATCGATATTTCCGCCTATCACCCAAATATAGTAGCGCAACTTGTTGATTATCGGTTCGATAAACCGATTTACGAGGCATTTGCCGAATATGCTGGTGTTGAAATAAAGCAGGCGAAGGAATTGATGTTTAAACAACTATACGGAGGAATATATACGGAATATAAACAATGGGAGTTTTTCATTAAAGTACAGGAATATATAGATAAAATCTGGGAACATTTTGAAACGCTTGGTTGGGTTATGGTTCCGAATTCGGGTAAGTATTTTTATAAGGATAGATTGGGTGAAATGAATCCGCAAAAGTTGTTTAATTATTTTTTACAATCATTAGAAACAACAAACAATGCCAGGATAATAAAAGATATGATTAAAGTACTAAGAGATAAAAATACTAAACTTGTACTTTATGTATATGATAGTTTTTTATTTGACTTAGATGATAATGAAGAAGAAATTGTAGAAGAATTGTTAGATATTTTTAATAAAAATAGGTTTAAAGTAAAAATTAAAAAAGGTACAAATTATGATGCTTTATTATAAATTTACAAAATGTGGAGACTTATAATAAAACCAAATTAAATACTTTTAATGATATTGTGGATTTAGATTATTTAAATAAAATTAAAGATTACATAAAAGAAGAATATCAAACTAAACTAAAAAAATATTAAAAATGTCATTTCTTGAACAACTATCCCATATTTATAACAAAAACCCAAAATATGGGTATGATTTTGAACATTTAGACCTAGATATGGCAAATAATAGATTGTTTTGTAGCTTTACTACCTTAGATGGCATCGATCCATTAGTAGAGAGTATAACAAATTCATATACAATAATGTACAACAAAATGTTTGTACTTTATATTAAGAGTACTGATGAGTACGTAGTTACATATAACGTTGAGCAAGGCAATGTTAGTGATATTCCTGACAATACTATATTGGTTCACAGGAAAAAGGAAAGCAACACATTATATACAATCAATGCGTTAAACGAGTTGATTAAGAAATTAAATGGTGGAGTTGTTAATCCTAAATTTGTTATTGATTGGCAACATTATAGAAATTGTGTGTTGTTAACTAATCATAACGAGTTGAAACAATTGAATACTAAGATTTACAAGATAGTAGAGCTATAATATTTATACCGTACAAATAGAACACGATGAACGAGTTTAAAAAAATGCAAAAATTGGCTGGTATTATTACCGAGTCTCAATTAAATGAAGCTGAATTAGAAAACTATATGTTCTTTTCAAATTTAAAACAAATGAAAAGACAAATTGAAATGATGATGGAGATGGATCCGGTTATGGTTGATAATATTCTTCAAAATGGCCATGATTGGGCTGACGATCATATTTCTGAAGCAAAAAATAATATGGATCAAGTATTTGATTTCTTAAAAAATGAAATGGATAAAAGTTATTCATTAAACGAAGAAGTATATGGTGGTCAATCCGTAGATAGAGGTGAAACTGGATCTTCAATTGAATTTGAAATAAAAGAAAACACACCAGAATATTATACAATCGATTATACTATTACTCCTAATTCAAAATATTCATCTAGATCCGCTTCTAGAAATTATGTACGTACTAAAAAAAGTGGAACAGCACGAATTAAAAAAGATTATAATGCCCCAAGCGAATGGATAACAGTACAAGGCGATAGTTTTCTCGTAGGTAAACAGTTTGAAAAAGAAATATTCGGCGATAAAGCAGATTAAAATAAAGAGCCTTCGAAAGAAGGCTCAAATAAACTTGGTTTAGCCAAGAAAGGTTATTATATTAATGTTATAAAAATAGATTAGTTATGGATTTAAATGAAATCAAATCAAGACTGAGCGCAATGCAGTCCAACTCCAAAGGAAACGGAGGCGGTGAAAAGAAACAAGTATTCTTCAAACCAAGTATCGGAAAACAAGCCGTACGCGTTGTACCAAACAAGTACAATAAGAAAAACCCATTTACCGAAGTATTAATTCACTATACTATCGGAAACAAAGCAATGATCTCTCCATTGAACTGGGGTGAAAAAGATCCAATTGTAGAATTTGCAAAAGAACTTCGTAAAACAAGTGACAAAGACAACTGGCGTTTGGCTAAGAAATTAGAACCAAAAATGCGTGTATTTGCTCCTGTAGTAGTACGTGGCCAAGAAAGTGACGGTGTCAAATTATGGCAGTTCGGTAAAGAATTATATATGGATTTCTTGAACCTTGCAGACAATGAAGATGTAGGTGATTTTACTGACATCGCTGAAGGAAGAGACATTACTTTAACCACAGTAGGACCTGAAGTAACTGGTACTGCGTATAATAAAACAACTATTATGCCACGTACAAAACAAACACAGTTATCAGATGACAAAACATTGGTTAAATCATTGTTAGAAAACCAACCTAACCCAATGGAAATCTTCAAAAAGTATTCTTATGATGAGATGAAACAAGCTCTACAAGAATGGTTAAATCCTGAAGATGAAGCTCCAGAAGAAGGTTCAATTATCGATGATGAAAAAGAACCAGAAAGTGACTTACCTTGGGAAGATCCAGCTCCTAAAAAAGCAAATTATAGCTTAAACACAGCTAAAAAACCAGCAAGCAAAGCAGACAAGTTTGATGCTATGTTTGACGACGAATAATCACAAAATAAAAATTAGTTATATATGGCAAAAGGTAAAAATTCAGCATCGCTGACAGCGGCAGTGTCTTCTGAACTTAGAAGTAAGTTCGACTTGAATAAATTCAAGGAAAAAAAGATGTTGTCTGCGAACACAAAGTTCAAAGAACAAAAGTGGATTCCCCTTAGCCCTGCATTTCAAGAAATAACCTCTGTGCCCGGTATTCCTGCCGGTCACATTGTGTTACTTCGAGGTCACAGTGATACAGGTAAAACAACCGCAATGATTGAAGCAGCAGTTTCTGCTCAAAAAGTAGGTACGTTACCTGTATTTATTGTTACTGAGATGAAGTGGAATTGGGAACACGCAGTACAAATGGGATTAGAAATTACTCCTGTACCGGATCCAACAACCGGCGAAATTACTAGTTATGAAGGTAATTTCATTTATGTTGACCGCGAATCATTACATACAATTGAAGATGTAGCGGCGTTTATTTTAGATTTATTAGACGAGCAGAAAAAAGGTAACTTACCATTCGACTTATTATTCTTATGGGATAGTATTGGTTCAGTACCTTGCGAATTATCAGTTCGTTCAAATAAAAATAACAATGAGTGGAACGCAGGAGCAATGTCAACTCAATTTGGTAATGGCGTAAATCAAAGAATAGTATTATCACGTAAAGAAAGTTCACCATATACAAATACTCTGGTTTGTGTTAATAAGGTATGGACAGCGAAAGCTGAGGTTCCAATGGGACAACCAAAACTTATGAATAAAGGTGGTTTTGCAATGTGGTTTGACGCAACATTTGTTATTACCTTTGGTAACGTATCAAATGCTGGAACTAGCAAAATTAAAGCTATTAAAGATAGTAAACAAGTTGAATTTGCTAAACGTACAAACATTCAAATTGATAAAAACCACATTAATGGTATTACCACAAGAGGTAAAATCATTATGACACCACATGGTTTCATTAACGATACTGAGAAGGATCTTAAAGCTTATAAAGAAGCTCATGCTAAAGAATGGGTTAAAGTATTAGGCGGAATGGATTTTAACATCTATGAAGAAGAAGAGACATCAGAATCAATGAACACATTTGACCAAGAACCAGATTAATATGAGCAACAAAAAAGACTTACTTAAACTTCTCAACAACATGTCTGAGAATGACACCAATGACGACAAAGTACATGATAGAGTTATCTTGATTGATGGATTAAATCTATTTTTAAGAAACTTTGCAATGATAAACTTTGTAAACTCCTCAGGATCGCACATTGGTGGTTTAGGTGGTTTTCTAAGATCGTTGGGTGCTCTGATTAATCAGATACAACCTACCTCTGCCTATATGATATTCGACGGAATAGGTTCTTCCACTAACAGGAAGAACTTACTCCCCGAATACAAATCAGGACGTAATATTACCCGTATTACTAACTGGGATGTTTTTGAAAGTTTAGGAGATGAAAACGATGCTAAAGTAGATCAAATACGCAGATTAATACATTATCTGGATTGTCTACCAGTTAAAACCATCTCAATCGATAAGGCCGAGGCCGACGATATTATCGCTTATTATAGCGACGTATTACCCAAAAAATATGGCTCTAAAGTATACATTGTTTCAAGTGATAAGGATTTCTTACAGTTAATAAACGAAAACGTTATTGTATATCGTCCAACTGAAAGAGAATTTTATAATCGTGAAATGATTAAAAATAAATTTGGAGTATTAGCTGAGAATTTTATATTATATAAAACACTCTTAGGTGATAATTCCGATAAAATACCAGGTGTAAAAGGTTTAGGTGAAAAAGGAATATTTAAAAAATTCCCTGAATTACAAACTACACCTATGACATTAGAAGATTTATTTGAATTAAGCGCTTCTAAATATAAAGAACACGTAGTTTATTCTCGAATCGTAATGGAACGAGATCGTTTAGAAAACACTTACAAGATAATGAATCTAAAAAGTCCGTTGTTAAGTGATGTAGAAAAAGAGTTTTTAGAAGAAGTTGCAAAAGAGCCAACTCCTACTTTGAATATTGAAGAATTTTTACGATATTACGGAGAAGATGGCTTAGGTCATTTAATTAAAAACACAGAGTATTGGTTAAACAACACATTTAAAGTATTAAACAGTTTTAATAAATAAGTTATGACATTAGTAAATTTATCACAATATGGACCTGGTTTCCAGATCAAAGTATTGTCTTCATTATTAACACATAAAGGATTCTTATTGAATATCCATGATGTACTAAGCGAAGATTACTTTGATAACTCAGCCCATAAATGGGTGGTGAGAGAAATTCTTAAGTATTATCAAAAATACCACACTACTCCTACAATGGAAGTATTAAAGGTAGAATTGAAAAAAATTGACAACGAAGTTATGCAATTGTCAATTAAAGAACAACTTAAGGAAGCATATAAAGCATCAGATGAAGATTTAAAATACATCGAAGAAGAATTTAGCAATTTTTGTAAAAACCAACAATTAAAGAAAGCACTATTATCTAGTGTTGATTTATTAAATGCAGGTGATTATGATTCTATTAGACATTTAGTTGACAACGCTTTAAAATCGGGTCAAGATAAAAATATAGGTCATGAATATGAAAAAGATACTGAAGAACGTTATCGTGAAGAACATAGAGTACCTATTGCTACTCCGTGGGATAAATTTAATGATTTATTACAAGGCGGACTTGGTGGAGGTGACTTTGGTTTGATATTCGGTAATCCTGGTGGTGGTAAATCTTGGTCATTAATCGCATTAGGCGGCCACGCTGTTAAAATGGGATATAATGTTGTACACTATACACTAGAATTAGGATCAGATTATGTTGGAAGACGTTATGACGCCTTTTTTACTGGTTGTGATGTTGGTAAAATTACCAAACATAAAGCACGAGTGGAAGAAGTTATCGCAGAATTACCTGGTAAATTAATTATTAAAGAATATTCACCAGGCAAAGCAACAATATCAACGTTAGAATCGCATATTAAAAAATGTATTGACTTAGAATTCAAACCTGATTTAATCATTATCGACTATGTTGATCTATTGAGATCAAAAAGAAATAGTCGTGAACGTAAAGATGAAATTGACGATATTTATCTTAGTACTAAAGGATTAGCTCGAGAATTAAATCTGCCAATTTGGTCGGTTTCTCAAGTAAATCGCGCAGGTGCAAAAGACGATATTATTGAAGGCGATAAAGCAGCAGGATCTTATGATAAAATCATGGTCACTGACGTAGCAATATCCCTTTCACGTAAACGTCAAGATAAAGTAAACGGTACTGGAAGATTTCATATTATGAAAAACAGGTATGGTATGGATGGTTTAACTTACTCGGTTAGAGTTAATACAGCAAATGGTCATTTCGAAGTAAATGATACTATAGAAGACGATGACGAACCAACCCAACCAACTCAGAATAATAATAGTTTTAACCAAATCGATACTTTCGATAAAAAGCACCTAGCACAAAAGTTTTTTGAATTAACTCCAAATCTATAAAAATAAATGAATAAAAATATTTTAACACCACGTGTTGTATATAAACCCTTTGAATACCCAGAAGCACATGACTACTGGTTAAAACAACAACAAGCACATTGGCTACATACAGAGGTTCCTATGATGTCAGATTTAAATGACTGGAATCAAAACTTAACCGAATCAGAAAAAAATGTTATCGGTTCTATTTTAAAAGGTTTTGCACAAACAGAAACAATTGTGAATGATTATTGGAGTGGATTAGTTACAAAATGGTTTCGTAAGCCTGAAATTATAATGATGGCAGTTACATTTGGTGCATTTGAAACAATACATGCTGAAGCATATGCATTGTTAAATGAAACCTTAGGTTTAGACAATTTTAGTGAATTCCTTGAAGATGAAGCTACAATGGCAAAAATCCAAACACTAATGGACGTTAGAGACCACCACAACTCAGAAGAAAATCTACCTGAAATTGCTAAATCATTAGCTATATTCTCAGCGTTTACTGAAGGTGTAAATTTGTTTAGTTCGTTTGCTGTATTATTGTCATTCAAGTTAGAAAATAAACTTAAAGGTGTAGGTCAAATAGTAGAATGGAGCATCAGAGATGAATCAATGCACTCAGAAGCAGGTTGTTGGCTATTTAGAACATTAATGG